AAACAATTTGCATAGCTATTCACTAAATAGTATAAAGAGTTTTTAGATATAAGACATATACGATTTTATAAAATAAACTATTTATGTGTGGTATATTTGCTATGCTGGATAATGATTCTTCAAAGGATATACCCAATGATAAAATAAAACAAAACTTTCTAAAAGGACAACATAGAGGTCCAGAATTTTCAGAATATAAAAATGTCATGATCAATACTATATTTGGTTTTCATAGATTGGCGATTAACGGATTGAATGATAATGCAAATCAGCCATTGAGAATTGATAATATTGTATTGATATGCAATGGTGAAATTTATAACCATAAAGAATTATATGAATTGATGAATATCGAACCAGAAACAGAATCTGATTGTGAAGTCATTATACATCTATATAAACTTTATGGCATCGAACAAGCACTTCAAATGCTAGACGGAGTATTTGCATTTTGTTTGTTAGATATGCGTATGGGGTCAAACTCCTCTAAAATTTATATGGCGAGGGACCCTTATGGGATTAGACCGCTTTATATTATGCGCCCAGCAAAACAAGTTCTATCAAAGTTTAAAACGCTAAACGAAGATAAAATTTGTATAGCTAGTGAAATGAAAATGATATATAATATATATATAGAATGCAATCAAAACAAGTCGTCCTCTTATACACTTCAACAATTTCAACCTGGGACATATACTTATGCCGAAATGGAACATACTTTAATACCTAATTGGAAGATAATCAATCACGGCGTTTCATATCATACCACTGGATTTACGTCTTGTACTCGATTATCCAATAACGTGAATGTGAACGATATCTATAAACAAATTCAATACTATTTGAGCAACGCAGTAGAGAAACGTTGTATCACTACGGAACGACCAGTAGCTTGTCTATTATCAGGAGGCCTGGATAGTAGTTTGATAACAGCTCTGGTCAATGAATATTATAAAAAAACAGGCAAGGGTGCACTAGAGACATATTGTATAGGATTAGAAGGTTCAGATGACTTGAAATATGCAAAACGAGTAGCAGATTATCTTGGAACGAACCATACAGAAGTTATTTTACAGGAACAGGATTTTTTAGATGCTATCCCTTATGTCATTTATGACATTGAAAGTTACGATACAACAACCGTGCGAGCAAGCATTGGAAATTGGTTAATAGGTAAATATATATCAGAGCACAGTGACGCCAAAGTAATTTTCAACGGTGATGGGTCAGATGAACTAACCGGTGGATATTTATATGTGGGGTCAGCGGACGACCAGATAGAATTCGATAAAGAATGTAGACGTTTATTAAAAGATATTCATACATTTGACGTATTGCGTTCAGATAAATGTATTTCATCACACGGTCTTGAACCTCGAACACCTTTCTTAGATAGAGAATGGGTGCAATATTATTTATCAATTCCTTATCATATTCGTTGTAAAACTAGAGCGGATTGTGATTTTGATGAAGGCACTTTTGTTGAAAAGAAATTGCTCAGAGACGCTTTCAATGTCCATCAATACATAACTGATGATGGTAACCCATTATTGCCAGATTATGTTCTATATAGGCAAAAAGAAGCGTTTAGCGATGGGGTTTCTAAACAAACCCGTTCATTGTATGAAATTACACAAGAACACGCTGAAAAATATCTTTATAAACATATTATAAAGGATATACCATTTTTAGAAGTAGGACAACTAGTCGATTGTAATGTAATTACTAAACTTCATCCTGCATTTACGAATAATAAAAATCATCTTATCCCTGATACACCTGAAAAAGTATTCTATCGTTTTATATTTGAAAAATATTATAATGGGATGGGTAAAATTATTCCTTATTTCTGGATGCCCAAATATATTAATACTAATGATTCGAGTGCTCGAACATTAAATGTATATCAAAACACGACAATGCACTAGAATACGCTATTGAATCATAATACTAACACATTACCACATAAAAAATACAGTTTATACAAAAGTTGTTGTTTTTTTATTTTTTTGTTTTTTAATTTATTTACGAATTCGAGTCGAACTGCGAACAGGCATGGTTGTAAGTTGTGCCAACTTAGTTGATTTTCTCTTTTCTGAGGCAACTCTTCTCTTTTCTGCGGCAATTAAGTCAATTGTAATCTGAATTTCTTTTTCGCAGCATTCTCTATCGTGCACCATATTCGATACAATATCGATTCGAGTTTGTTCCAAACTTTTGGAAATAGTATTCCACTCATCCATCTTCGATTCTCGGAAATACTTATTTCTATTGGCACGTGAGTTATGTTTAGCAATAATGACAGACCACTCATTCCATTTATTTCTCTCTTCATACGTTTTCACTTGAAAAGGGCTCATTTTAAATTTATTATACTTGTAAAAGTTGTTGATTACTCTATCACTTAACAAAGAAATGATGATCAATTTATTGCATTTTATACAAAAAATGCAAGTTTTTCTATTTTTTTTGAAAAAAAACAACGTTCTCGATTATTGATATAATAATTCATATCAATAATTATATATTTTGAAAAATTTAAAAATCAGCATTAAAATCGAACACATCAGTATCTACCGTTTTATTTGCAAGAGCATATTCTGAATTGGTTCTTTCGAAAAAATTCACCTTCGATTCTACACTAATTAGCTCCATAAAATCGAAAGGATTTTGTGAATTATAAATCTTATCATACCCTAATTGCACCACCAAACGGTCAGCTACAAACTCAATATATTGGCACATTAGTTTTGAATTCATCCCAATCATACGACACGGGATTGCATCACATATAAACTCCTTTTCAATTTCAACCGCCTCTTGTATAATCTCATAAATCCTCTTTTTGTTCAATTTTTTATTTAATTTTGAATATAATAAAACTGCAAACTCAGTATGCAGTGCTTCATCACGTGAAATCAACTCGTTTGAAAAAGTAAGACCAGGCATTAGTCCTCTCTTCTTAATCCAATAAATAGATGCGAACGATGCAGAAAAGAAAATACCTTCAATCGCTGCAAATGCAACAAGACGAGCTCCAAAACTACTTCTATTATCGTTCATCCACTTTTTTGCCCATTCTGATTTTTTAGTAATACACGGGAAATTTTGATTGGCTCTAAATAGGGTCTCTTTTTCTTTGCTATCTTGAATATACGTATCGATTAATAAACTATACATTTCCGAATGAATATTCTCCATTGCTACCTGAAATCCATAAAAGGCACGAGCTTCTGACAACTGCACATCCCCCATAAAGCGTACTGCCAAATTCTCTAAAATAATACCATCTGATGCGGCGAAAAATGCCAATACCATTTTTATAAATTTTTGTTCATCTCCGTTTAAGTTTTTCCAGTCATTTAAATCTTTTGATAAATCTACTTCCTCTGCTCGCCAAAAACAGTCAACTTGGCGTTTATACATATCCCATACGTCATTACATTGGATAGGAAACATTACATACCTATTCTCGTCAGATGTTAGTAAGGGTTCGGTTATAGTAGATTCATTCATTTAGATGCCTAAATAATATATAGTCGAGATTTTATCTCCTTTTAATAAATAATTTATGCATTAATTGTATATTTCATATATGATTGATTCATTCTACCATTAATGCTAACAATCATAACTTACAATTGTATTCGCATTATCACTGAAACCATCTCTCTGTTTTCCGAGTCGTCGAATAAAACAATACCAATTGTCCTTCTCTTGTAGAGAGCGCCATATTTGGTCATTTGCATAGACCCAATGTTTCATAGTAGTGTTCAACTTCGGAATACAATCCTCGTATAAAGCGATTAGTTTGTCATAATAATGTTGATTTACAATATAAGCAGACGCAGTAGTTGAATATTCTGTTTTTATCAAAAAAGAATAATGTTTATCTTGTTTCCCTCGTTTGAGATTATACGCTAAAAAACATACATCGAAATCCGGATTATTTATAAATAATTTGGACAATTCGTCTTCTACTATTCTTGGCGGCTCTATCCACTCGAAATCGTCTTCGAAAATCAACACATTCTTATAATTTCGTTCTTTGGCCAATTTCAAAACCGCCAAATGTGATTTGGTGCATCCAACAATTCCTTTGGGTGGTGGGCAATAAATTCCGGGGAATCTCTCTGTGGTCCATTCTATGTCTGTCATCGAAGATTCAAACTCTACTTTGCGATCGGGTCGTTTATCGAGATTAATATAAAAAATATGGTCTATATGTTTTGACATTATATATATTACTATTACTATTAAATTATAGGTTTTACACCAGTTATAAGTAGGATACTAAATTTTTTATTCTAATAATACCTTTGTTGTTTATTTCTACATAATAAAATACCGTTGTAATGTAAAGTTTAGGAGGTCATGAAAAAGCATGATGATTCTATGTTGGGTATCCCAATGTCTGAAACTAAAAAGAAAACTCGTAAGACTAAAAAGCAGTTAGAAAAAGAATTAATAATAGAATATAATAACGAACAAACTCAACAAGACGAGTCTTTGTTAAATAAATCATATAATATGATACAATACCTTTCGGCGCACGAAAAGAAGTCTTTCGAAGATAAATTTACAAAACCAAAAAATGGTATTCAACGGGATTATCACAATTTATTGAATCAAAAATCAAAGAAAATAGTGGTTGCGACTGGACCAGCTGGAACCGGAAAAACAATGTTTGCAACAGAAACTGCAGTCAAATACTTTCTAATGGGCACTTACGAGAAATTAATTTTCACACGACCATCAGTATCTGTAGATGAGGACCTCGGATATTTACCCGGTACACTTGAGGAAAAAATGGCTCCTTGGGTAAGGCCCATCTATGACATATTGTATACATTTCTAACACCTAAAGAAGTTTCTGCATTGATAGAAGACAAAACTATCGAAATATCCCCTCTGGGGTATATGCGCGGCAGAACATTTAAAAACTGTTGGATTGTTGCTGATGAAATGCAGAATTCTACTGTTTCTCAGATGAAAATGTTAATGACTCGTTTAGGTGAAAACAGTCGATTGGTTATTACAGGCGATTTGGACCAACACGATAGAGAAAACGAGCAAAATGGTTTAGCAGATTTTTTAGACAAATTTAAGGGAAAACGATCAGCGAGCATTACCAGTGTTGAATTTGAACATTCAGATATTCAAAGGGAAGAAATAGTGAAAGAGGTATTAGAGATTTATAGTGGTGATATTCCTACTATTTATAATGATGATAATGATAATGATAATATTAACGATAACGATTCTAATTATATTTAATTATTTTCATACGATATAATATAGTCCGAAATGAAGATTTTTGCGTCTAAGACAATGAAACAATTGAAAAAAGTGAATATGAAATCACTACTACACAACCGTTTTGTGTTGTATATCATAGCATTTTTAGCGATTATTGATATTTTATATCTTGCAAATGGTAAAGACTTCAATTCTGTTATCGTATTCGTTATAGTAGGCTTCCTTACTAGTTTTTTCAGCAAGAATATGATTGTTGTATTGTTGGTTGCTATTATTGCGACCCATGCAATCAAATATGCAAATGGTATGCTTCGTAGAGAAGGTATGGAAGATAAGAAGAAAAAGGAGGGCATGGAAGACGATGCCGATGCTGATGCGGGTGCTGATGATGATGTTGATGATGATGCATCCCCTGCATCTATTGAAGCAGACTTGGCAGATTTGGGTAATACAGATGAACAAGATAAAGATAAGGTAAAAGAAAAGAAAGAAACTTATGATAAATTAAAAGACGATTTTACTGAATTCCAGGGGATTCAAGAAAACATTCTAGGAAACATGAAAGAAATAGAACCTCTTTTGAACAAAGCCGAAACCTTCATTGCCAAATTTGAGGGATACAAGAAAAATGGTAAATACTAAACATTTAGAGCCAGATAATTCTATATAATAATTCTCTATTAATTATATAGAATATACAAAATTAAATTACATGATTGAAGATTTATTAATATTTATGCAATGGGGAAATTACGGGCATTTATTCTTAGCATTAATAATTAGCGCTTTAGTAATTGGAATAACGGTATATAAAGTTTATTTCAAAGAAAAGATTATTGAGGGTAATTGGTTCAGGAGGGCAGCTCGGTCAGTAAGTAGAGCAGTCAGTGGAGCAGTCAGCGCAGTCGGTGGAGTAGTCAAGTCATTAGACCCTACCAAATTCATAAATAGTGCAATTAAGTCAGTCAGTGATTTTTTCAAGGATTTGTTCAAAACAATGCTTGCCCCGATTGATGATATATTCGACTCTATGACAAAAGACCTCAAAACAATGAACAAACGTTTAAAAAGTTTACCAAATTCTATGAACAATATTTTGAGCGACGTTGTAGATGATTTGAAATCTGCATTGGACGCAATGAAAAAAGTAATAATGGCTCCAATGGCAGGAATCGATACTATGATTGCAAATTTCAAACGGTTAATGTGTTTTTTTGAAACGGTTCCACAACGAGTAAACAATATAATGTCAGGAATGGATAATGTTTTCCAAGGTATAGAAGAACAATATGCTCTAATTTTGAAGGCTGCCGCTATGGGTGCAAAAGAAACGAATAAACTATTGAACTATTCTGTTATATTTATCAATATGTATTTTAAATGTGCAGTAAAGTTCGTGTTGAATCTGTATAAATGTTTCTTTTATTATATGGTGGATGCTTTCATTCGTTTTTTATTTCTCCCAATCAAACTATTATTGGTGGTATTCAGCAAATTCATAAACTTTGACCCAAACGCGATAGAGACCAAAATATGGAAAGGGTTCGAATTTATAGATATGATTGTTTATTCTACCCTCGATTTTCATATTATTTATTTTCCAAAATCCGTTCGTGAGGACTGTTATACTTGCGTAACTCTTAAAGCTAAGGTGGTAAAAGACCAAGGAAATGTAGTTGATAAAACATTTAAGAAGGATATGCCAGAATTGGTAAACGGTAATAACAAAGATGTAGGAGTTGCGAAAATAAGGAGAGGAAGAAATCAATTCAATGAGGCGTCCGCTATGCCTAGGTCTAGGCCTCCTGAACAAGTTAAATAAGCAACAATATATGATTTTATTTTATTAGGATATATCAGTAATATTATAATAAAATGGGAGTAGTTGATAAATTATTCAATCCAATGAAAAAGGGTTTTACCAAAGAAATGAATAAAATGGGTGATGCAGTTAAGTCTACAGGAGACGCAGTATTGAAAAAAATAGCGGATGATATTGGGGACCCGATTGTATCATTGGGAGACGAATTCAAAAAAATACCCGATAAAGTGTTCAAACCAATCAATCAATTTATGGAAAAAGCAGTTCTCGACCCGATTATGTCATTGATTGATGGAATTGATGATACGATTACTAATTTTATCCGCATTATTTGTTTCATGAAAGCAACCCCTAACCGTTTCCGTAATTTAGGCACGGCGTTTGATGAAGTATTTAATGGCGTAGCTCACGAATTTGTCGCATTAGGCTATGCATTCGAATTAGGCTTTGATAGTATTTCATCGTTAGTATATTATACTGCCATCTTTGTAGAAACTTATCTGGGTTGCATTGTCAAAATATTGTCCAATAGTTTAGAATGTTTGCCTTTCTATATTTTGGATGTTATAGGGCAAATATTATACCTTCCTGTGCGAATATTATTATGGGTTGTTGATACATTTTTAGGGATAGACCTTTATAATGTTGAAAAAAGAACGTGGAAAGGTTTAATGGATTTTGATGATATCATTTATTCATCTACTGGGTTTCATATTGCCAGATATCCGAAGGAAATTAGAGATAATTGCTATACCTGCACCACATTGAAAAAATCCGTTCTCACAGAACGTAAGAAAAATGTGGATATTACATTCGAACAAAAAATACCTGCTCAACTTGGGAAAAGCAAGCCAATCTTTGATAAATCAAAGAAACACTTCAATGAAGTATTCGCTTATCCTCACTCAAAAGAACCCAAAGACGTATAAATTATATATTCTTATTATGTATTGTTATAATAAGAAGAATGGCTAAAAAATGTGCACCTGGTGTTATATGTGTTGAGAACCTAACTTTGTTTCTCATCATCGTTTTTCTGATTTTAGCGTTTTATATATGGTATATTACTTCAAAACAAGAATGGAAATTATCGGTTCTCAATAATGATAAAAATATTTCTACTTCATCTCCAATATTAATGTCTGTGTCGAGTCGTCAGGACATATTTAATGACCCGTATAACCCTCCTCTGAAAGACAATATGTATATGCATCCTCGTGATTCTAGTGATGTTCGCGGCATTCCCGTGAATGTGGAAACGAGAGGACTGCCAACAAGTTATCAGCAAATTGGTATTCTCAATCGAACAAATGATATGTCGAGTGATATGATTTTACCTCTCATGGGTAAAAGAACTATGGCGGGTAGAGATAAATGGCAATACTATACGATTTCTGGTAGTGGAAACTTGAATACTCGTCTTCCGGTTAGTATAAATGGTAAAAATTGTACAGGTGAATATGGTTGTGATGAAATAACAAATGGGGATGTTATTTACGTAGAAGGCTATAATGATACTTTCCGTGCCACTGTTTATGAAAACAATACTTTTCAATATATACCAGTTCTTTAGACATACAATGTGCTTATTTGATTCAAAAATAAACTATACTAATATATTATAGTTTAGTTTAGTTTATAAAATGTCTTTTTTCTATCCCAATGAAATGAGTAAAATTAACGAAGAGATAGATTTTGATTACCCCAAAACAGATATAAATCAACGACACATTGAAAAAAATATATCGGGATTAGCCAATTCGAGAACCAACAATACATTCAAACCTACAGATGTCGAAGGTGATTTAATCAAAACACCCAAGCTATTTTACGAAATAACTCTTCCTTTTAAAAAACCGAATTTTGATTATTCAAAAGTGGCACCAATGAGTTTTATTGCAAGGCGTATGTATTTAACAGGATTATTGCATAATAATATAGCCAATCTTACTGACAATAAGAAATCGATTGTTGGTGAAATAATCATTGAGCATAAACCGACAAACGCGGTAAATCAAAAAATATTCTCTTGTTTTTTACTCGAATATGACAATGATAATTCAAATGATATGGACAATTTGATATCATTTATTTCCGATGACAAGAAGAAAGA